GAGCACCGCAAAGGAAGTTGACGCCGACGTCTGCCGACGAACCACCGACACCGACCAGATGCGTGTTCGGGTTGACGTTGGTCGACGACAAATCACCCTGGCGCGGAGACCAGAACTCGGGGATTTCGCGATAGATGATGCCGTCGTCGATGATGTCGCCATCCTGGAATAGCGGGTTGCTGTCCATGCCGTTGCCCTCACGAGCGCGAGCGTACTGGCTATTGGCGATGATGGTCGCGTTGGTCTTGAGAGACTTGAACGCGAGCGGATGGCAGAACATGACGAAATACTCGCGGCCCTGCGTACCCGTCTTGAACGGGCGGATGTGCGGGGTAGCGGATTTCGCCATGCGCTTCGCGAGAGACCCGATCGTCGGCGACAGAATGTCGTCCGTCGTGTCGAGCGTGGCGAGCGCCGTTGCCATGACGCCAGAGCTGTAGTTGCTCTTGAGCTTCCCGAACAGCACGCGGTCCGCATTGTTAGTGAGGAACGTGTTGCGCGTGCCGGCCGATGCGTTGGCGTAGGTGGTGCCGTCAGACATCGTGTGGAACGTGTCGATGATCTGATACTTGATCAGCTCTGCCGACCATTCGCGCAATAGCGGCTTGCGTTCCTCGAGAAGGTTGACCGCCGATTTCTCGCGTTCCTTCTTCGAGATTTCGATGGCGTTACGGTAGTATTCCCAGTTCACGTCTTGGTAATACTGAGCCATCGACTCTTCCGAGCCGGACAACCGCGTATTACCCGAGACACCGCCGCCCTGAAGGCGAGCCACCAGCGGAACGCGGATGGTGTAGCCGTCACCTTTTAGGTCATTGACCACATGGATGATGTCCGTTGGGCTGTCGCCCATGTACGGTTCGAATCCCGTATCGCGGATGTACTCGCGAATGAACCCCTTACGCCATTTCGTCAGGTCCAAGCCTGACAAGACGGTTGTTTCTGCCATGTCCTATCTCGTGAGTTAGGCTCGGGCGCGCGATCGTCTGTTTGACGAGAAGATGTCGCCGAGCATTGCCGAGTCCGAGAGGTTCTGGCCTTGACCGCCGGCCGCGGGTGCGTCGGCGAGAGTGCCTGGGAACCTCTGCTGTTGCGGAGGACCGGCCTTAAGCTCCTGCGTGACCTTGTTGCGCTCTTCTTCCCGGATACGCTTTTCGTAAGCGTCCGGGTCGCCACCCATCTTGTGTTCGAAGACGAGGCGTTTTGCGGTTTGATACGCGAACTCCGCAGGCATCGGAGCGTTCAACACTTGCTGGCGCAAGTGCGGGTACTGCTGTGCGGCGGCAACGAAGATCTCGGACATCTTGTCGAAGTCCTGATACTTCGACCGCGCCATGGCTTCAGAGGAAGCTACGCGGTTGCGGTAGTCCGTCGCCATCATTTCCGCGCGGATCTGTGCGCGGACGTGATCGGCCCATTCCTTTGGATTGAGGAGCGGGTCTGGCTCTTGGACTTCCGGCTGTTGCTGCTGCTGTTGGGGAGCTTTCTGCTGGTCCAATAACCTGCGGTAAGCTTCAAGCTCTGCTTCCGCGCGGATGGCGCGTTGCTCACTCTCAGTCCGCAGTCGAGCCTCTTCCTGGCGCTTTGAGCGCTCGGATTTCAGCTCTGTCAGAGGCACAAACCGGCCTGTCTCAGGATCTCGGTTACCCTTCGGCGAGCTGTCGTCAGCTAACTTGCCTTGCGGCTCGTCGGCTTTCGCTTCAGGAGGCGGTGCTTTTGGCGCTGCCTCTGGCTCGGGAGCGGCGGAATCTGCTCCCCTATCGCGGCTCGAAGAAAAAACGTCATCCAGGGCGTCGCCGCCCTCTGTATCGACTGCCATTGGTGCTTCCCGCTTTGACGTAGCTGGTCACGAGGTCACGGGATTACGCGCCCGAGTCGCGAAAACGCCGCTTTGGGTCCGGCGAGACCTACACGTTACGCCTACACTTACGAATCTCAGCGCTTGCGACCGGAGGAAAACATTTCCTTCATCATGGCGCCGTCGTCGGACGGTTCGCCCGGTGCTTCATCTTCTCCGTAAACGGCTTCGATAGCGTCGCTCACGTCTTTGTAGTTCTGTTCCGTAATGCCGTGTTCGTCGAGCATATCCATGGCGGAACTCATGTCCATCGGCTTTGCGTCGGAGGCGTCTTTGACGGCCGGCGTCGGCGGCATTGCTGGTGTTTCGGCCATTAGGCTTGCGTCCTTACCGTTATGTCTGGTTCGTGACGCGCAACAGCTTCCTCGCCGACCGTTCCGAGATCGCGCCAAAGATCTGACGGGATGTACATCGTGTGCTTATCGGTGAAGATGGCGACCACATCGTCACGCTGACGAATGGCTTGCACTTCACCGAATGCGCGGCGAGACATCTGCAGGCCTTCACGGAAACGCTTAAGCCGCCTGACAACTTCTGATTTCGTCAGGGCAATCGCCTTTGTTTCGGCCATTAGTGCCCCGCTATTCCGTTGCTCATGCCGCTTGCCAGCTCGCCGCTGATCGGCAAACCGCCCGGCATCATGTCGAGAGGCTGGTCCATCGGCTGCTGATCCATTTGCGGGATCGGCATTTGCTGCGGTGCCTGAGGCTGCATCGGCATCGGCTGCTGTTGCGGCGGTGCGCCCTGCATCTGCGTATCTGCAAACGGGATCGGGAACGTCTGCGCCATCTGCTGCGGCGGCATCATTGCCTGCAGGAGTTTTAGGTACGTGTCGGCGCGCTTGTTCTCTGTCTCGGCGTGCATCTTGGCGACGTTGGCTTGCTCAACTGCCGCTTTGAGGTAGGCCATTTCCTTCTGCAACTGCGCCACCTCGGGCGGCGGCTGGTTGAGCCGCTGCATCTTGCTTAGGATCATCTCTTTATTGTTTACCGGCGACAACTCGACGATGATTTCTCCGAGCGGTCCCATGGCGTTCGGACCAAGCTGCGTGAGCGTGTTCAACAGCTCTTGCCGCGAAACAATGACGTCCGGCCCCTCGTCTAGGATCACGTCAACGTCGAGATCGAAGATCGGATTTTCCCACGTCGCCGCGCCTGTCATCGGGTCGTTCGAAACGCCGTTGATGCGAACATAGGACGGCGCTTTTTCGTCTTCGGTGACGCGGATGTATCGCTCGCCCTGCCATGTGTGCAGGATGCGGCCCCATATCTTGCGGTAAACGCGAAGCTTCCAACTGCGCAAGCGCTTAAATATTGGCGACAGCTCATTGAGCCCGCTGTTCTGCTGAAGATCTATCGCATAACCAGACTGGTTTGCGACACCGCCACCGTTGCCAACAATGCCGGGGTTCGGCCCCATGTTCTCAAGGCTCGACTGCGCTTGCAAAAGCAAGTCAGCGTGGCCCTTGAAGTCCATTTCCTTGTTCGTCGGGCCGACGTTCTTCCCCCATTCGCCCTGGTGGACGATCACGCCATCCGGCTTGGCCATCTCATGCCGTGTCTGGTCGACGTCATCGACGAGACCGGGATTCATTTGAAGCTGGTTCGAGTTTGCCAGGTGCAGCAACTTCGAACGCCGATGGTTAACCTCGTCTTGTAGCGGGATCATGTTGCGGCACATGCCGTAGCGGTCGCCGCGATGGTCGACGTTCGGGCTCCACGCAACATAGGGACAATCTGGAACGCCGGTCTCGTCCAGATACGGGCTCCACATGTCCTCGAATGCAATCGATCCGCTAAACTTCGTGAACCACCAGGCGTATCCGGTCCCAGTCGGAGACGGCTTTCGCTCGTACATCTCGACAATGCGAATGCGATTACGCTCGAAATCGCCCCACTGCTCGTTTCGGTCCTGATCTTGGACCGATAGCGTCATGCCGTTGTCGCGGCCTAGCAGCTCGGAGACGTTGCCAGCCTGATCCGGGTACTCCGCTTTGACATCGTCGACGTCGAGCCACAGATGCATGCCCATGTAGCGAGCGTCGCTGAAGTCCGGCAGCGTCGAGCGCGGATCGTAAAAGAAGCGGTCAACCTGTCCTCGTTTCAGCTGGACGTCGACTTGGTTCTTTCCTGGCGTCATGCCAGCGCCGACCCACAGAACGCCGATGCCAGACACGAGCCCATCGTGTGCGCCATCCGATGCCAGCGCGTCCCAATGGCATTCATCGCACACGAAACGCAGGCACGCCGTCACAAGATCGGCTGACTGCTCGTCTTTCGGACCACGGGCAACGCCTTTCGGGTCGCCCCGCATGCGCTGCTCAACGCCGACAAGCGCATTTATCTTGCGCTCGATCTTGTTGTCCCAGATGACCGGTTGGCCGCGTCTCGCGAGCTTTGCCGCGTCTGCGTCTTCCCACTGCACGCCGGCGTAGTACCGACGTGCGCGCTTCTGTTCCTCGATCTCGCGGCGCTTGTTGTCCTCGAACGCGCGAAACAGCCGACGCTTGCGGCCGAGGTCATCGGTCCCTTTCGGGTCTTGCTGCACTGTTGACGCGGGAACAACAGACCGTGCGGCGTCCATTACGTCGCTGTGCGCCAGTTGTTAGAGCTGTCCGAGGAACTAGAGCGGCTGTAGCCGTCAGGAGCGCGGCGCGGCTTGTCGATCGGCTTCGACGCCGGGATCAGTTCGTCAATCATGCGTCCGATAAGGCCGTAGGCGTCAACTTGGTCGTCATGTTTGCCGGCGGGGAACGTCAACAGCTCAGCCTCGAATGCTGCAAGCCATGGGGCTTTGCTCGGGAGATAGACCTTGCCCATGCTTGTACGGGCTTGGATCGAACGTGAACGCGTCGGCTTGTCGGATGCGGACGACACTTGCTCGCGGCGGCAATAGACCCTTTCCTCTCTCATGCGGCGGTCGAGAAACGGACCAATCGATTTGATGATCTGCCCTTGTTCTTCCACCCACATGAGCGGCTTATGATCCTTCACCAGGTCTAACCATTGCTGCACCCACACGTCCGATGTCGTCTGACCGCGCCACAGGTCCAGCACGTAAATATTGTCCTGCGGATCGACGCCAACAACGATGTGCACCGTGTAGTCGCCGTCGCCCTCAGTCACCGCGTAGTCCGATGCGCCGTAGATGCGTAGCTGCGCGGGCTTCGTGTCGTAATAGCGGAACCAGTCCCGCTTATAATATGCGCCTTCCTCAGGCGTTGGCCGCTGCTGATAAAGCGCCGACCAATCGCGAGCCGGGAGCACCTTGCGAATGCGCTCCAACGCCTCGAGCGGATAGAAATCAGGCCACAGCGCCTTGCCGTCAGATGTGATGGCCGGCAGGTCTAGGACCGTCCATTCATCGCCACCCTTGCCTTGCTCGGATAGCAATCGGCCCGACAGATCGTCTTCGTGCCAGCGTGTTTGAATGACGATGATACGTCCACCGGGCGCAAGACGCGTGTAAGCAGTCGACGTGTACCAGTCCCACACCTTGTTGCGCTGCACTTCGCTGTCTGCTTCCTCGCGATCCTTAAGCGGGTCGTCAATCAGCAGAATGTGTGCACCGCGTCCCGTGATGGCCGTACCGACACCGGCTGCAACGTATGATCCACCGGCTTCCGTATTCCAGCGGTTCGCAGCGCGGCTGTCCTCAGCCAGACGAGACTTGAACAAAGCGCCGTATTCTCGCGAGGCAACGATGTTACGGACCTGTCGTCCGAAGTCTGTTGCGAGATCGCTGTTGTACGACGCGGCGATAATGGACTTGTCGGGATGACGACCCAAAAACCATGCTGGAAACCGACGCGACGCTAGCTCTGATTTGCCATGCCGTGGAGGCATGTTGATCATGAGCCGGTCTATGTCGCCACGTTCGATCGCCTCAAGCTTTTCGGCGATCAGCGTGTGGTGTGCGGCGGCATCGTATGACGGTAACGTGAACTCAGTGAACGATAGAAGTCTCTGCCTCGCCGTCCGCCGCTCCAGAAGCAGCTTCGCCGCGTCCTGCTGCGATAGTTGCGAGCTGTTCGTCTGTGAGGTCGATAGGCTCATGCGTGTGGTTGAGGTCGCCTGTTACGTGACTGAGATCCGGCAGAACCTTCTTCAGCAGCACCTCGATCGAGCGGACTTGTGTTGCCTGCAACTCGATTTCGCCAAGTGCATGTGCTGTCAAACGTTTTATGAGCTGTGTGGTCTGGATCTTGAGGCGGGCTTGGTCTGTCTGCCAGAGCGTCTTACGGGCTGCCATTTTCAGTGCTCACTCATACGTCTTGCTGATCTTTGTAAATGTCGGAGGCAATACGCTTTGTAACGCCATGATCGTCTAAAAATGAACCTAGTGCGTCCAGTACGATCATGGCGCTCATGCGCATGGCGTCAGCTGTCAATTCGCGCGGTTCTTTTGTCTCTATGGCTGTTCGATAGATTGGACGCGATGTGCCAGCCTCTAGGTCGTCGTCCACATAGGACAACTCACACCTAGTATACATTCCGTTGGCGTCTACGTCGGTCGATATGTTGATGGTCATTCGTAAGTCTTGCTGATCTTGTCCCATGGGTCCTTGTGGACTGTGGCCATAGGGGTTTCG